CAATGGTTTCAGCTGGAGTACTAAGAAAGATAGGTAACCAAGTTATCTTTATTGATGAGGTATTAGGAGAAACATTAGATGACACTGTTATACATTTGAGAGATAAAAAGAACTCAGGTAAATTAACTACTTTAAGAGCAAAACTTAAAACACTAGCATCTTAATGAATGTAACTGAAATGCATATAGCTGTACAGCAAGGAGTGGATAAGATTAATTCACTCCAAGCTGACAGTTTGCTATCTGAAGAGATAGACATTGAATTAAACAAAAACATGTTTAGATTCATCAATACCAAGTACGGTAGAAATAACATGTACAGAAAAGGTTTTGAAGAATCACAAAAAAGAATAGATGACTTACGTACACTTGTACGCGAGTATGAAGCTCCCGTATCATTTAAGGAGCAGTTAAAGACAAATATATTTGTAGATACATTTCAACTACCAAATGATTATATGTATTTGGTAAATCAAATGTCAAAGCTTTGGATTAACAATTGTAAACCTATAGGTTATAATTTAACTAATCCTCCAGCAATATCGTTCTTTACATTAGACTTAAATAATTTTGTATTGAATAACCAGCTTGGGGATTCTACAGCATTTATAGAAGGTATAGTAATGGTAGCAGACCTTACAGGTACAGATGCTACATCTGCTGTAATATGGAATCCATCAGCTGCACTATTAGCTACAGGTTGGACACCAGAAAGTTATCCTGCAAATATACAAGCAGTTGTTGATGATATATTAACTAATCCAGGAGCAGGATTTACTATATACTGGGAAGAATATGAAACACTAAACTATCCAGGACAGTTTATAGTTATAGTAGACACAGACCAACACGATTGGTTTAACTATGATTTATCTGCAGGTAATGTTAGTCATGCTGTAGGTAATCCTGCAACAGGAGCTACAGCGCCAGCACAACAGCCAGGTCAAGTTATAGATACAACATACTCTGAAAGAAGAGAGCCTATATCGTTCTCTGCAAGAATACAAGAGGGAAACAGATTCTCTCAACAAGACGACATATTTGCGCTTCTGAGTGACCCGTTTAATACAACTAAACATACCTCTCCACTAACAACGTTTAGAGGTAGGTCAATAGATATATACACTAGTGATATATTTATAATAGATACGTTAAAAATAACGTACATCAGAAAGCCACAAGAAATATCCTTACCTTTGGGGGTAAACTGCGAACTTCCTGAGCACACTCATCAAGAGATTGTGAGCATGACAGTTAGTAGTATATTAGAAGCTATCTCTGATCCGCGATACAAAACAGCGCTTGGGGAGGTTACAAAGAATGAATAATTATTAATAGCGGCACAGCCGCATAAATTTTAAAAAAATGGCAAGACATTTAATCGTAGGCGATGGAAATAGCATATGACGGAAATGGTTTACTTGGAGATTTGGATTTAGATATTCAAAAACTATCTTCAGATGGACCAACCTCATTAGGAGTAGCAGACACAATCGCTGATTCTGATCAAATTCGATTTGTTCAAGGTGGTCCTGTAGGAATTGATGTTAATATCGTATCTCCTTGGATCTATGGTCGCGACATCATTAGTGTATCTAAACAGCCTGCTGCAGCTCAAACTGCAGAAAGAGCAGAGTTTACACTTACTACTAACGCTAGTGCAGATGGAACACACAGATTTAAGCTTATAAATTTAACTGATGGTGAAGCACCATTTGAGTTTAAAAACTATGAGTATAGTGTAACTAGTGGTGATACCCCAACAACTCAAACAGCTGCTTTGAAAGCAGCTATTGATGCTGATTTACCTCACTGGGTAAACGGAGTTGTTACAGACCACAACGGTAGTATATCTATCTTAGGTTTTACAAAAGGTCAAACTAAAGCTGATGGATCAGTTGCTGATGAATTAGTACACATGGATGGTGCTTTTGATAACTCTGACGGTGGAGCAACTACAATGGCAGTTACTTACTCAGGTGGTAACGCTGTTACTGGTTCTAGAGGTGTAGGTGATCAATTTTATTTAGCAGCATTAGAAGAGTCATTAAGAGGTGTAGGTTACGGTTTTTACAATCGTGTTGAACTTCCTAACACTCCAGCTTCAAGTGTAGGTGCAGGTCCTTATGATATGTATCACATTGTAGCAACTAAAGACGGAAGCTCAAGCTCTCAGATTCACGGCGTAGATAACTTAATTGAAATCTATGTTGCTTTAGATCCTGCTGCAATTGCAACAGGTGCGTTTGAAGGACCATTGAACTCGTACATTAATTCGTTAGGATTCCCTAATGTATAATTTATTAACTTTTAAAAATTAAGATAAAATGGCAACAATAACAAACGCAAGCGATAAATCTAATGAATTCCTTACAGCTAGAGTGCGTAGTCAAGTAGTTGATGTAGCTTCTACTGGAACAATAGCAGATGGAGATGTTGTTAAGACTGGTCTGTTTGCTCCTGAAGGAGCAATTGTTACAAAGATTACATACTTTGTAATTACACCTCTTACAGGTTCTGGGTCTTCTGCAGGTACTATTAAGATGGGATTTGATGCAGATTCAGGTGACGATAACGTATTAGCAGCAACAGCTTTAACTTCTATGGGTACAGCAGGAATGCACGGTACTTTAGTAGGGTATGGAGCAATTGTAGGTGTTGACAACGTTGATACTCAGATTGAAAGAACTGCAGCTCACGTAGGTACAGGTATTCACATTACTGAAGATGGCGGAGATGAATTGGTTTTTACTATGGGTAACAGCCAAAACTGTAGCGCTGGTAAGTTAATTCTCTTTATGGAGTATTACCAAACTACTGATTTAGCTTAATAGCTTAACTATATAAGACTCATAGGGGGCATAGTCCCCCTATAGGTCTTTTTTTACAAAAACAAAATAATATGAGTGTAATAGTATCATCTACAGCAGACTGTCAAAATATAGTAATTAGAATACCAGCTAACTCTTATGGAGGAGGTTTTGGTTTTCAAGGTGGAACTCCCCTGACAGTAAAGGTATCTTTATTAGATAGTTTTTTTGAATATACTGTTTCCTCTACTGCAGCAGATGTCGTAACAATAGTTACGCCTGGTCAGGTAGGAGGAGATGACCATGGAGTATTTTTGGTAGAAGTTATACAAGATGGAAATGTTGTAGGTAAGGCAGGTGTATTATTAGCATGTGATATACTATGCTGCATTGCAAGTAAAATGGAAGAACTATTAGACTGCGACTGTGATTGTAACAAGTGTTCTGAGCACTTTGTTGAAGCACAAAAAATATTCTTATTAATCAAAGCAGCAGAATCACAACTAGATACTGCTTATGTTAATGACCTCACATTAAGTCAAATACACGCTATAGTAGATAGCGCTAGAGAAAAATATAAAACTGCCCAAGATATGTGCGCTGGCCATTGCGGGTGTAACTGTTAATTATGTCAAAAGGATTACAAACTTTTGTTAGTTATAAGTATCTAAAAGATGCGGCAGGTATACAATATCTTGCTCTTGTATCTCATGGTAGTAACCCAGTTGTTGGGGCCAAAAGCTCATCAAAAAGTTTAGTTTTAAGTCTTAAAAGTTCAGTAGCTTTAAAAGATGGCAATGTAGAACAAGTATATTCATATATAGGTTCTGGTACTATTGAGATTGCTTTTAAAGAAGGTCAATCTGAATCTATTACGATAGCAGATCTTCCAAAGGGTACTGAGCTTGCGGTGCCTTTTGATTCTTTAATTAGATCTTTTACTTTTGATGTATCATCTGAGTCTTTACTTGGATATGATATATCTGATGCTTTATATTACCGAGAAGGAACTTCGAGGTATAAAGAAACTTACATTGTTCCCCAATCTAAAAATCCACATTTAGATACTAGTAACAGAGAAGATTTTTATTATTTAACAGATGGTACTACAGCTTATATAGCATCTACCAGTCTGCAGAATAAATTTTTAAATGATATAAAATACAGCAACAAAGGTTCTGATGCTGCTGACCTAGGTAGATTTAGAGGAAAAACTGATGATGGTAGTGAGCTTTTATTTGCTACTACACCTGAGAATCCAACATTAGGAAGCACAGGTCCTATTGTAGTGGGAGGTATCATAGCACTAAGTTTATTACCAAGAGAAACTAAAAAAGGAGCAGGAAGAGCAGTTAATAGAGTATGTTTAGATCCTCAAGCTAGTAATTATTATTTAACAGGTTGTGTAGGTGAGACTTTACCTTGTGTAGATTCAGGGACTACTCATGCTAATGATTGTGGCGGGGCAGCTTTAACAGCAGATATACTAAATGATGGTATCAATATTGATGGATCATGTTGCGAATACACAACAGGATGTGAAGATTTTAATGTAGTTATAACTAGTATAACAGAGGCTAATATAGACGTAGCAAATGGTACTATTAATGTAACAGTATCTGGAGGAGTACAAAACTATACAGCAGTAATTAATCTTATACAACTAGATAATCCAGAAAATTCATTTAGCACTCAAACTACAAATAATATTGCTACTGATGAATTTACTCTTAGTAGTTTATTTCCTGGTGAATATAGATTAGATGTAACAGATTCAACAGGAGGTACAGCTTGTACTCAAAGAATGGAGTTTATTGTACCATCAAAAGGATCTAGTCCTGATGGTGAGGGAGACTTTGGTTGTAAAGACACTTCTACAGCTATTAACCATGATTCTACTGTTACAACACATCAAGATAGTTTATGTGTATTTTGTGACGCTGACTCTGGTTTAGTATTTGCGGATTCTACTAATCCGGTTCATTTAGGTACAGCTTTTGATCTTGTAGGAGATATTGAGTCTAGAGATAATTTTTCACATGTTACTAGTTCTCCTGAAGGAGTAACTCTTGATGATGGTACGTTTACTTTTCCGGGAGTTGAACTATCAAGTGAGACTCACGTATTATCCACAGAGCCTCAACTCCATGATTTTACAGCTTCTGAAGAATTTATTACGGATCAAGCTAACATGTTTGATTATCAACTGTATAGAATTGATTCATTATATACCTTAGCTGACTTAAATGCAGAGATAAATGCTGGACCTACTGGAAATGCTAAAGCTTGGCTTACTGCTAATGCAACAGCTGTAGGTAGTGTAGTTCAAACTACAGGTGCAGCACACACATTTACAGGATTAACTG